TCTTCTTCAAGTTTAACAATATAACTCATTCTTTTTCTCCAAAAATATTAGACCATTTTTTAAGTTTCTCATATTTTCTATGCTGTGCATCTTTAACTTGTAGATATTCCACAACACCGCTATCGTAGCACAACTCAATCATGCATAGAAGGTCACCAAGCTCTTCTGTCAATCTATCACGATTTGTTTTATCGTTGTGTTCGGCACTAATGCCAAATCGAAAGACTTTAGAAATAGCTTGTGTGACTTCTGCACACTCCTCTTGAGTAATCAAGAGGATTTCTTTTTGTGATTCATCCATTACTGAGTAACCGGCATTTCGGTAACTTCAGTAACTTCCATCACTTCTGTTTTCTCAACAGTAGGCACAGCATTCAAATCTGCAAGTTTCTTGATAGAAGTTTTCTTAGCAGGTTTTGCAACTTTAGCAGCCTTAACAGGTTTTGCTTTCACTTTAGCAACTTTAGCACTTTCAGCAGCTGCAAATACTTTGTTACGATTGTCCATGTACTTTTGCATTACAGCGACATTCATCAATTGATAAGCGGATACTTTGCGACCGTCTTTAATGACTTTCACAGTACCGCCTTCAATCTTAATACGCCAGATGAAAGTGGAAAGTTTGTAGGCAATATCGCCCAATTCAGCATCAAAATCCTCTTTTGCAATTGGATCGCCTGACAACATCATGGACAAGACCTTTTCCCATACGAGGGGTTTAGATTGTTTATTGCGAAAACGCATAATATAATTCCTTATTTAAGTTAATTTGAGACACAATTATAACACACTTTAACCGGCATGTCAAGCGGTTTCTCGGACATTTGCCGTTGAGCAAAAGGTCGAAAACTCTTTATAGGTACCAGAGAAAATTATCACACCTGGATTTTTTACCAATACACGATTTTCATAAACGTGATATTCATAATCTTGCCAGCATTCTGTATCAGTAACAGCATGGATATAAAATCCACCAACACTTTTCTTAAAATGCACAATCATTTGAGCTGCAAGACAACCCATGCCATTAAATTGTTTAGCATCATTATCTGAGTAACCATTCACCATTTCACCAGACATTAAAAATTCAGCAAGTTCAATGCCATGGCCTTCAGGATATCCATCATATTGACGATACATGTTAATGATTGGTTTATCACCATCATACACAAAAGTTAAACTACGAGTTCCCATTTTTATTCCTTATAAACTAATGACGATGTACCATCATAACGTGAAATATCTTCATTCCATGATGGTGGTTTTCCACATTCAAAATGCATAACATCTCGACCCTCAAGGTCTTCTTCAACATTTAGCATTTCAACTTCATCGGTGTAATGCCAATCTTGACACCACTCACAATAAACTTTAAATTTACTTTTTATCATCCCAATTATTCTCACACCATGACTTTTCAAAGCCGTAACTTACACAATCAGAAATATATTCACTTCGTTTTGGATCTACAATTACTTTAACAGTTTCAATTGGAATTTGAGTCTGAGTCACAGCTGTTTGTTTTGTTGGATTATTAGGCGCATGATTCGCCAGTACAATCACACTAAACAACAAAGCAATTCCAATTATAATCACACGCCAAAACAAACCAAGAATAACAATTGCAATACCAGCAACTACAATAATTTCCAAAACTTCTTGTTGGAGAATTACATCAAGTAACATGATATTCAATAAGGTTCACAATGCACATTTACTGGAACTAGAACTTTCGGACCAGCATCAGTTTTAACGGAAAGATATTCTACGTTGGGTCTCAATTTAGCATAAATGCATTGTTTTTGAGCCTGAACGGATTCATTTCTATCCATAGCTTCTGGACCTTTGTATCCAGATAATTTATATGCTGGTGTTGACGAACAAGCGACAACAGAAAGCACCAGTGGTATGATTAATAGTTTTTTCATAATTCAACTTCCCATGTTTTCCAAGATTTTCTAGAAATACGTTCTATAGGTACCTGATTCCTGAAACAGAATACCCAAGCGTTTAAATAAAATTCGAATTCTCTCATATTATTTCTTTCAGATAATGATAATTCTAATTGATACATTAAGCGGCCTTTAACATCATTACAGGATACTTTACGAATCCTGTGGTGTCTTTTTTCGCTTTTCCTTTGGCATACAAACCAACAACAACACCTCTTGGATCGAGGAATCGCAAATCGGATTCGTCACCGTTTATCACTTTGCGAGCAAATTGATATTCAGGCAGAGGTTCGGACTTTTTAACACCGAACACAACAGCAACATTATATCCTTCTGAGATAGCACGATAAACATCAGCATCATTACCATCGGCAGCAGAAAATGTCAAATCATAATTGTCAATTGCAACAACTTTACGACCCAAGATTTTGGTATAATCATAAAATTGGAATTGAGAAAATGCTTCAAAAATATTTTTGTAAGTAACACCGTTGCGGATCACTTCGTATTTTTCAAATGCGAGATCGGAAGTACCGTTCAAACGGAAAACAGGAATCAAATCTTTTTTAATTGATTGTTTAATTGCCAATTCAATATCTTTAACAAGCATTGCCATAAATTGAGCACGATTCTCAAAAAACATTTTTGTTTTACGGATTCGAGCTTGTTGAATTACGTTTGTGAATTCACCTTTTTTAAACATACCGCCACGACCTGCAAGGTTCAAACATGCATCGGTACAACCGATGGTTCGTTTAGCACAAACCTCATAACCAGATAAGTCAGCGGGTGCGAGGTGCAAAATGTAGGTATTGTAACCTTGTGCAATACCTTTAAGAATCTTTGGATTACCAGTAGATAGTAAATTCATTTTCAAACGCCTTTTCTCAATGTCATGGTAGGATTATAACAGAACCACAGAAAAAGGCAAGCACTTTTTGGTGGGTGTTGCGTAAAAGCAACAGTAATACTTTAGTACTCATCTTCGCATATTCGCTTGGTCACGAGCTTCTTCATCCGTGAAAATAGGCACGGCATTACTTTTATGCAAAGTACCAATACCTTTCATGGCAGTACCCGTATAAACTTTACCATGCATTGGTTTTGTCGCTACGCCATTTCCACCAGAACTATTCAAACTTGGATACCGAACAGTCTCACGCCCAGGCGGGCAAGTCAATTTTGGAATTGTTGGTGAATTAAATGTCACTTTACGAATCTTTACATTATTGGAAAAATTAGTGGTTTGCGAATTGACGCTTTTTAACCAAGCGTCATATTCGGCAATTTCTTTTTTAGTTTTGTTTTTCTTTTTAGACTTTTGATGGGTATAAATTAGCATCTTCTTCTTTCGCCAAATCAGCTTCTTGGAAAGAAGCCCAAATATTCAGAGAAAGCTTGTTAGCTAACTCTGGTTCAAATTTGACCAATTGATCGGTCAACACATTAATTTGACCACCGTCAAGTGATTTTAATTCACCAATCAGGTCAAGGAAAAAATATTTACTTTTAATCATTACATACTCCAATAGGCTTCTGAGGATGGTGAGCAAAAACGTGGAGTATCATATCGTTCTTGATACTCTTTTCCACCCATCATGTTTATTCTGGTAATATAGGTTTCAAAAACTTCAACAATAAATCCAAGTTCAGTCCATTGGTTTGCAACTGAATTAATGTAATCTTTGGTCACAGGTGCAAAGTCACGTTTTTCAACCAAGCGGACACCTTCTTTGGTGCGTTTGTCGGTTTTGTAAATTTCGAGGGTGTATTCTTTTAATGTAGACATTTTCAATCCTTAAGCACGTTTAAAACCGAGGTCATAATTCATCATCAACATTTTAGCAATATTGATATACTGGCGAGCCGCATTTTTCTGGTCACTTGCCAACAATTCTTGAGCATCGGACAAATATGATGCAATCACCATACCGACACCAGAGTATTTGAAAGTAATCGAATCTTCAACAGAAGCGATAATCGCATCGGCGGGTGAACCGTATGCCTGCATTTCCCAAGACAACTTATCTTTCATTTCATTCCTTTATCAACTCAACAGATACCATTATACACGAATTGGCAAGAAAGTCAAGCACTTTCCGGCAGTGTTGTTTTTTTACAACAAATCAACTTGGACTTGCATACCCTTTTGAGTGGTATTGTAACTTGTCATTCCAACACCAGTTGGAATTAATTCACCTTCTTTTTGCGCCATGTAACGCATGTAAGCTAAACGCAACAAACCATCATTAGCTGCTTGGCGGTGACTATGGGTAGCAAACACTTGGGGAACACCAGCAACGGTGGTGTAAATTCCAAATCCGTCAATTATCACACGGATTTTTTGTGAATTCTTGAAGCCTTGAATGTAGGTTTTAGTACGCATTTTATTTCCTAAAATTATAATGTTAATTCAATCGGACCATGGGTGATTTTACCCTCATAATCTAATTGTGATTGTTCGAACCATGTGAGATGGTCATCATTGACAATTTCCCAATCAATAATTTCCTCACGGAAATACTCATTGTTTTGCTCAATTTTTGAGCGGAGAGCCATGACCGTTGCGGTCGCATTGGCGAAATCGGTGAAATTTTTGATAACGTAATCGCTACCACCCTTGGCCTTCCAATAAGAAGGACATTCACCCTTGCCGTCCCAATCGTGGGCGCCATAGTTTTCGTGAACTTGGGTGGAGATGAGCAACTTCGACATTCGATTTCCTTTAAAATTTCAATCTATGGATAGATTATATCAAATTGGTAGGAATTGTCAAGCACTATTTGGACTGTTGTTTTTCTGCAACAGCAGTAATATGTTTACATTTCCCACGGAAACTGTAACCTGTGCAGGTACAGCTATAATTTGAATCATTTAGTTCTACAATGTATTCTTTAGTATTACTTTTCACTTTGAATACTCTAGTATTACTTTTTATTGTAGTGGGGATTAATCGTTCCAAAGCATTATTCCGAACCTTAATAAAAGTCCGATATCGTTTGTCGATTTTAATTTGTGTTTTTAATATATTTACTTGATCGTCATTATGCTTAATATAAGCAATAATACGATTTTGATTATCAAGTAAATAAGTATGGTTACAGGTGAGATAATCACCTGCCCATTGTGTAGTTTCTTGCAATATTTCACTCATAAAGCAATTCTAACACAGGTAGAACTACCTGTCAAGCACGATGTTGTATTAAAACAACACTATCCTTTAAGTAGTTGCTGATCGCCTTGGTCGTGCAAATCTTCTTCGAATTCAGCTAACTGTAGTTTTGCTAGCTCTTTTTTTAAACTTTCAATTTCACCCTTGTCTTCGGAAATCTCACGTTGCAATTCATGAATTCGTTGTTGGAGATATTTTTTATATGACATACTCTTTTTCTTCTTTAAGTAAACGATAAGTCAAACGATCATGTCTCTTTTGTTTTTTGAGTTGTTTGAAATTTTCATTATCGGTGTTTTTACGAAACTTTGTCTTATGAGGTCTTTCGACCTTTTTACCGCCGGTATACATTTTGGGTTATTTAACCTCTTTAAAGAATTTGATCTGCAACACCGAGTTCAACTAATTCCTCTGCTGTGAACCAAACATCACTCGGTGGAAGAAGTTTAGCTTTAATTGCCCGAGGTTCTAAGTCGGTGCATTCTTGCAACAAAGAAATCATACGAAGGTTTGTTAATTCGTTTTCACGGATATAAGCCTTCATATCGTGGTACTTACCTTGCAAGTCTCCACTATATTGATGACACATGATACTTGTATTTTTTGAAATGTATCGTTCACCTTTAGTGCCGGCTGCAAAGATAAGAAAAGCGGCTGAACAAATTGAACCTAGTCCAATTGTTTGAATTGGATGTTTTGAATTTCTCATAATATCAATTAGACCAAAAGCCTCATTCAAATCACCACCAGGAGAGTTGATGTATAGTGCTAAAGTCTTTTCATTTTCAGAAAGATTTTCATATATGACCCAACGAATAGCTTCGTTGATAGTTTCTTCATTAATTTCACCACTAAGCAAGTGGATGTGATTGTCTAATAATGATATGCCGATTTTGTCATCGACACCCATAATATTATCATCTTTTTTCATTTAGTATGCCAATCATATGCTGTTTGTAGAATGCTCATTATATCATGTTTAGGTCGGTACTTCAATACTTTTTTGGCAAGATTCACATTTGCTACCAACTTTGGAGGATCACCTGGCCTGCGAGGTAGATATTTAATATCAATTTTTCTGCCAGCAACTTTTTCTATCAAAGTGATAATTTTACTTACCGAATAACCCTTGCCTGTTCCTAGATTTAAAATAATAGACTCATTACCTTCTATTAAATATTTAGCTGCGTTTAAGTGTGCTTCTGCAACATCACAGACATGCACATAATCTCGCACACAAGTACCATCTGTAGTTGGATAATCGTGGCCGTATACTTCAACCGTATTTAGATTTTGAATAATTCTAGGAATCAAATGTGTCTCTGGATCATGGTCTTCACCCATCTCACCATCTGGATCTGCGCCGGCGAGATTGAAATATCTAAAGATAATATGATTCAGTCCAGATTGCTGAATGGCGTATTCTGCACTCAACTTACTTCCTGCATATGCATTTGTTTTGTATTGAACTTCATCATATTCATCTAATTCAAAATCTATTGTTCTGTAAACAGCCGCAGTAGATGAATAGATGATATTTTTAACATCATGTTTTACCATGACATTTAATAGGTTGCAGGTCCCACCAGTATTCACATCATAAAATTCTGTCGGTATTTTAACCGACTCACCAACCTCGATGCGACCTGCAAAATGAAATACTACGTCAATTTTTATTTTCTTTAGTAAATCATCCAAAGTGTTTCTATCACGAATATCGCCTTGACAATATAAATCAGCATATTTGTGTTTGGGTTCTTTAATGTCATATACGACAACAGTCCAACCTTCTTGTTTCAAGCGTTTGCATACATGAGAACCAAGATAACCTGAACCGCCTGTGATTAAAGCAGTTTTCATTATGTGTCTCTTTGTGATGTAATAGGATGTTTTATTGGCCACCAGAATTCATATTCTGGATCATTCCACTTGATTGTGAATTGTGCTTCACGGTCATAGTACTCGGACCATTTATAATGAAACACGGCAGTATGAGACATAACAAGGTGTCCGTTACCAAATCCAGGTGGGACTAAAACTTGTTGTCTATTCTTATCTGATAAAGTGAAAGAAGTATGTTGTCTATAGTTAGTTGACCAAGGACGATTATCAACAACTAGTAAATAGATTGTGCCGTAGAGGCAACTAATCAACTTCCAAGTTTTACTATCACCATGCACACCACGAAGCACATGTTTTCTGGATGTACTAACGCTATCCATTTTCCAATTTTGTGTTCCAAGGCGTTCTAGATATTCTCTTGCATTAAAAATCTCGGTGTTTGTTCCACGAAAATCTTCATGTATAGCTGGCGGTGTAATTAATAACACTTCCGCCAAGTCGGTATATTCAACTAACATATTATCCCACTAATGTAATTCCAGGTGCAATCGCAATTTTAGTTAAATTATTTCTTAATTTCCATGGAAAAGGCATCTCACCATATTTTCTTTCCATCACAGCATTGCCGTCATCAAAAAACTTCTTGTTTACAGATTTAGGATTACCATCCAGTCTATAGTTTAATGTATGTGCATTGGTACAATCAAACTTAGGAAAGTTTTGTTTTAGATTCTGAAAAAATTGTCTATCTGCACCCCATTGGCCGTACCAAGCATGGCCAATCCCAATAGCAGCACGATGAGTAATAGCAAAACTTGAGGTATCAATGTGGAATACACTATCATTAAAGTATACAGGCCACTTGCCCAATGATTCACAGTTGTCATCACAAAGGTAATTACCTTCTTTATCATATATTTTCCTTAAAGAAAAAACCCAATCATTACCTTGTTCAATTTTCTTAACAAGTTTCTCAACATGGCATGGATCAAACCAGTTGTCTTCATCAAGATAACATATTACATCAGCATTAACAAGAAAAGAACAAGCGGCATAAACCCTGTGGCCATACCAACCTTTACCAATATTATCCTCAAGAGCGATGGTTTTGACTTTGGTGGCACCTGAAATTGTATCATTGATTTTCTCCCAATGTTCTTTACCATCCATAAAGACATAATGTGTAATATCTTTATGTGTTTGTTTATCAACCGAATTTATGCATTGACTAAGATGCTCACTACCAATTGTAGGAGTTACTACTGCTACTTTCATATCAACCAATCATGTAAAATTTTAGATGATGAGTTTAATTTCATACTGCCGCCGACACCATAAACAAACTCCACATCTTCAACTGAAATTTCTCTGTTATTAGATTCATTGCGATCACCACCATTTGCAAAAATGATTTTATCATTTGGCCATGTTTGTTTAACAAGTTTCAATAACAAAATAGCCGAATCGTCATTATCATCAAATCGAATAACATAGTCAACATATTTAATACTCTGAACAACAGCTTGTCGTTCATGGATAGGCATAAATGCTTTTCCTTTTTTACGAATCAACCATTCATCAGAATTAACACCAACAACTAATTGATCGCCTAGTGCTTTTGCAGCTTTAAAATATGCAATATGACCAGAATGAATAGGATCAAATCCACCAGATACCACAACAATATTTTTCATATCAAATTCCTGGAAATGCTTCCTCTACAAGTTTTCTAGTTAGGAATTTTACACCTAAATCTTTTTTAACCAATCGCAACAACAATGCAGATTCATCTCTGTGTAAGGCTTCTAGTATTACAAGAAACATTTGTGTTTGTTTTTGACCAGTAAAGTTAACTGGTTTTTGTGGATGGCCTTTAATGAATCGATAGAGTTTCAATACCTCAGTATCAAGATATGCATGATTCAATCCAGCGGGTTCAGTTGCTGGTCTATACTTCTCAGGTAACACAACATCAAATTGTATGGCATCATTAAATGCATAGGCCAAAAATTGTCGGAATCTTGGATGGTCATACCTTCGTAGAACAGCAATTCTTTCATTTTTGTTTTGCGCTTTATCAAAATCTTCAAAGATTTCGGTATATAATTTTTCAGAACTCATCAATCACTTCCAGTAGGTTTTTCAAACGATTAGCAATAAGATAATTCATAAACTCTTGTTTAGGTTTTGCCTTTGTACTCTCATATGTATCTAGTATGGTTTGCTGTAGACTTTCGGGTATTTTTGTCAAGTCAATTAGCATCTCATTCCGAGAATAGTTACGCAACATATCTTCATTGCAAAACTCAGCAGGCTGTTGATTCATCCATTTGATAATCTTTACCTCTGTTATAGGTTTCTGCCTAGTCGCAGTAACAAAGCAATCATCAGCACTAAGAATATTAGGGATGCCATCACCTTTATCTCCTCGAATAATCATTTGTTTTAAATGCGCTGCAGGAAATTGTTCCACGATAAACTTTTTAAGTATCGGAGAATATTGTTCTACATTTTTAATTTTTTGTAATTGAGCAAAATCTTTATCACTTGATAAGATCATAACTTTACCAATTGCAGAAAATTTTGTAGCAAGAACAGCAATGATATCATCAGCCTCACAAGTTTCAACATCGATAACTTTATATGGTGAATGATCTTTTAGTTCTTGTTTGATTTTACCCAAACAATCAAAGATAGTACTCCAGT